AGATAGATTCACAATAAAACTATCACCTGACAAAGAATTTGAGGGATTCCCTTATATGAGTCTAGCGCCATTTGGTGCAGCACCAATAGTAGAAAGTTTAAGACAGGAACAGCCTATATATTAGAAATTTAACCTTTTGACAAAGGAGAGAGAAAATGGAAGAAGAAAAAGCAGTAGAAGAAGAAAAGTCACTCGATGAGTCACTCGCAGAAACTTTCGAGGAAATTAATAAAAGAGATGAAGAACCTGAAGTAGTTAAAGAGGAAGTCTCTGAAGAAGTTGAAGAAGAAGATGAATTAGTAGCTGAATCTGAGGAAGAACCTGAAGAGGAAGCTAAAGAGGAAACCAAAGAAGAGCCACAACCTGAAGAAGAAACTCAGGAAGAAGAGGCTGATTCTGAGGACATTACTGAAGAAAGAGAAACGCAATCTAAAAGGCCACCTTCAACATGGTCGGCTAAAGGTAAAGCATCTTTCTCAAAACTTCCAAAACATATACAAGATGAAATAATAAAACGAGAAGCCGATATTGGAAAAGGCATCTCAATGTATAAACAAGCTGCAAACTATGGACGTAGTATTGGTGAGGCTATAAAGCCCTACGAAGCTATGATTAGGTCAGAAAACTCTGATCCGATAAAGACAGTCCAGAGTTTATTAAATACAGCTTACCGATTACGCTCTGGCACACCGCAACAGCGTGGTCAATTAGTGATGCAGATAGCACAACAGTATGGTGCTGACTTATCTCAATATTCATCTGCCAACGCAGAAAATACTGAGAACCAGGAAATCCCTGAACTTCAGCAATATCTGAATCCGTTACAGGAAAAAATTAATAATTTAGAACAAGTTTACGCTTCTCAGCAACAGGCTGCTCAACAGCAGACTCAGCAAGAAGCAGTTACCTCGATTGGTAGTTTTCAAAATCAAGTCGATGAAAAAGGAAACATTAAAAATGTTCACTTTGACGATGTCAGAAATGAAATGGCAGATTTGATTGAAAACGCTGAACGACAAGGCCGACAACTCAGCCTAGAAGAAGCCTATGAAACCGCGTGTTGGGCAAACCCTCAGATTCGTAGTGTCAAATTGACACAAGCGAATAAAAAGCGCAAAGAGGAAGCACAAAAGAAGTCGAAACAGGCAAACAAAATAGCTCAGACTAACCTTTCAACAAAGCCGTTAGCAAGAGAAGGGATAGCTACTGATGCTTCAGGTGATATTAAAGATACACTTGAGGAAACATTAGCTTCAATCAATAACAGACACTAATTTTTAGGAGTCAATTTTTATGGCAAGTCCAAATAGCACGTTTACCGAACTGGTATCTACCACGTTCCGTAAACATAAAAAGCAATTTGCAGACAATGTCAGCAATAATAATGCACTTCTAGCTCGTATGAATAGACGCGGTCGTAAACGTGTCGAAGATGGTGGTCTTAGCATTGTTTGTCCTCTTGATTATGCCGAAAATGGCACTTATCAGAGATATTCAGGCTATGACACTCTCAATATCAATGCGAGTGATGTGCTTTCATCTGCTGAATATAATTGGAAGCAAATAGCAGTACACGTAACCGCTTCAGGTTACGAACTACGTGTTAATAATGGCGACAGTCGTATCATTAACTTGGCGAAATCACGCATTACAAATGCAATGCGTACTTTCAAAAATAACTTTTCCTCTGATATGTATTCAGATGGAACGGCTACGAACCAAGTCAATGGTTTACAAGCTCTAGTATCAGATGCTGGTACTGGAACAGTTGGTGGAATCAATAGTACAACATTTACCTTTTGGAAAAGCATACTACAAAGTGCTGCTTCTCCATTGCAAGGTGGTGGTGCTATCACTCCAGCTTCAGGTACTATGGAATCATTAATGCTTCCATTGTGGCTTGCGGTTTCTCGTGGAAGCGACCAACCTGACTTAATCGTTATGGATAATACGTACTACACATTTTTCGAGCAAAGCCAAACATCTATTAAACGCTACACCTCTGGTTCTAGCGCTGATGGCGGTTTTGTTTCGCTAAAATATCACAACGCAGACGTTACTTTTGATGGCGGTTCAGGCATCCCAGCAGCTCATGCGTATTTCTTAAACACAGACTACTTGGAGTTAGTCACGCATCGTGATGCTGACATGACCGAGCTAGATCAAGACAAAGCTATCAACCAGGATGCGGTAGTAATACCTATTCTTTGGATGGGTAACTTAGTTTGCTCTAATCGTTCACTTCAAGGTGTCCAAAAAGCGTAAGCGAGGGGATAAATTATGTCATATATAACTGGTATGATTACTACTCGTGTCGATGCTTCAACAGACCAGCAATGGGCATTAGGTACAATAGGTCAGGATAGTTCAACTGGCTTTTTGTATAAATATGTTCAATACGATACTGGTGGTGGTAGTGTCGCAGCAGCAGCTAATAACGCGTGTTATTACTACACACTCGATGGATATAAGAATAACGCAGTCACAAGTGACGTAAGTGATTCTATTAATATCGGTGCTGGCGTATTACAGTCTGCTCCTGGCGATGGTGAGTTTTGCTGGATTCAATTAACTGGAACAGCAACATTAGCAACTTCGCTAGTAGCTGGTGCTGACGGAAACGCACTAACGGCAGTTGGCGCTAACGATGGTACACTTGATGTATCTGGCGCAGTTACAGACCATGTTTGTGCGATTGCTGGAGATGCTTCAGATGATGAAATTGTCTGCGCTTTTCCACTTTAAGAAGTAGTAAACCTAGTAAACGAAGGGGGAGCGCAAGTTCCCCTTTTCTTGTTCAACAACAGGAGAAATGATATGCAACCTGGAGTGATGGAAGATAGACCACCTTTTATTAAATTTGAAGTAAGGGCGCATGAGGATCGTAATGCTTCTATCGAAGCTGGTCATTATGTTGCAGTTGATGTCGATTATGCAGTTATAACTCCAGCGGGGAGTAAAGATGAAATTCCACGAATTTACCATGAATGGATAGAACAACTCACTCAGGGTATCAGAGATGGCAGATTTAAGGCTGAGTATGTTCAAGCCATAAAAAGTATGTACGAGGCATGGAAAGAAGGTTTGGAAATGCCTGTCGATGGTACACCGATTAGAGGGTGGACAGTTTTAGGACCATCTGACCAGGAAAATGTTATCGCAGTCAGAATCAGAACTGTCGAAGAATTAGCAGAGGCTAACGAGCAAACCCTAATGTCTTTAGGTGTTGGTTCAAGAGTAATGAAACAAAAAGCTCGTGCATGGCTAGATTCTTCTAACTCACAAGGTAAGGCAACAGAAAAAATATCTGCCCTACAATCTGAGTTAAAGGATCAGAAGAATATCAATAAGAAATTAACAGAGGATTTAAGTAGCTTAACGGCTAGATTAGAAGCATTAGAATCTAAGCCAGTTAAGAAAACGAGGAAAAAGAAAACATAATGTCATTATTAACAATGGTTCAACAAGTTACCAGAAGGATTGGTATCGCATCTCCTTCAGCCGTTGCTGGCAATACTGATGAACAGATTATTCAGGTGCTTGCTTTAGCAAACGAAGAAGGCGAAGAACTGGCAGAGCGACATACATGGCAGTCTATGACCAAAGAAGTAACCTTTACAACTGGTGGTGCTGCTAAAACCATAACTGCTGTAACGAAAGCTAACCCAGCATCTGTTACGTCTAATGCTCATGGTTATTCAACTGGTGATCAGGTAGACATTGCGGATGTTGAGGGGATGGTCCAGTTAAACGGAAACAGGTACACGATAACGAGAACTAATGCCAATGTTTTTACACTTGACGATACCGATTCCTCAGATTACAGCACTTATTCAACTGGTGGTAAAGCCAGACTTGTTCAAGCCTCACAAGGTACAATAAGTTCAATTATTGCTGCTGGCGATTTTGATGCAAGTGCAGTCCGAATCACTAACGAGACAATGTGGAACAGAACGCAAAGACGACCATTATTCGGACCATTAACAGCAAGAGCTTATCAGGGATTACAGGCAAGTCCTGTAACTGGACCATTTGACCAATATCGTTTCATGGGAAACTTATTACTGTTTGATCCAGCACCAAAAGGCGGTGAGACAGTAGCATTTGAATACATAAGTAATCATTGGTGTCAAGCATCGGGCGGTACTACGCAAGATTCGTGGGTTGCTGATACTGATATTGGAAGAATCTCCGAAAAGATAATGGCAACAGGAATAATCTGGCGTTGGAAACAAGCAAAGGGTTTAGCTTATGCCGAAGATTATAATAAATATGAAAGACGAGTTGCTGATGCCGTTGCAAGAGAAGCAACAAAACCTGTTCTCGATTTAGCTGGTGGTCTTGCAGAATATCGACCTGGATTATTTGTACCGCAAGGCAACTGGGATATATCGTGAGACAGGCAGCACTATTAAAACAACCTAGAAATTCAAGGCGCAAACTTAGTGGTCAGGTATCACTAACATCGCCTGTCGGTGGTCTGAACAGTCGTGATTCGATTGCAGACATGAAACCAGAGGATGCTATCCAATTAGATAATTGGTTTCCTCAAACATCTGATATTAGAGTAAGGAGAGGTTATTCCTCTCATGCGACAGGTTTAGGAGCGCAAGTTCAGTCGTTAATGGCTTATAACAAGTCAGACGGCACACAGAAATTGTATGCTGCTGCGGGTACTAGCATATTTAATGTAACGAGTGCTGGTGCGGTAGGAAGCGCAGAGGTTACCTCTCTGTCTAATGCTATATGGCATCATGTAAATTATATGGATTCATCTGGCACAAACTGGCTTTGTTGTTTTAATGGTACTGACCAACCACGTTATCATAATGGTTCAACTTGGGTAACGATTACTGCCTCATCAACACCAGCGATTACCAATGTTACAACGAGCCTTTTAGACAAGCCGTTTACACATAAACGAAGATTATGGGCTGTTGAGAAAAATTCTTTGTCTTGCTGGTATCTCCCCGCAAACGGAGTTGGCGGTGGTGCTACTGAGATCAACTTAAATGGTATAGTAAAGCGCGGTGGTAAAATAATTAAAGCTGGCAGTTGGACAATCGATGCTGGCGAAGGTTTAGACGACTACTGGGTAGCGATTACCTCTGAAGGAGAGGTTGTAGTCTTTGAAGGTACTGATCCCGCTGCTGCTGCTACTTTTAGCCTTGTCGGAGTCTGGCACGTTGGCGAACCAATCGGTGACAGACCAATGGTTAAATATGGCGGAGACTTGCTTATATTAACCAAGCAAGGTGTCTATCCTATGAGCAAGGCATTAGCCTCAAGTGAAGTTGCACCTAATGTAGCGATAACAGATAAAATACAGTCAGATATTAATGATGCTGCTGTTTTATTTAGTGGTAATTTTGGCTGGGAGTTATTTCTTTTCCCACAAGCTGAAATGCTAATTTTAAATATTCCTGAAAAAGTAGGCTCAGATCAGATTCAATATGCCATGAATACGCTAACTGGTGCTTGGGGGAAGTTTACCAACATCGAGGCGAACTGTTGGGAGTTATTCGGAAGCGATGCCTATTTTGGCGGTAATGGAAAAGTCTTTAAATTCTGGAGTCAGGATAAAGACGACACCAGTAATATTAATGCAGAAGCAAAACAAGCCTTCTCATATTTTGGTTCACGAGGGCTTATAAAACATTTTAAAATGATAAGACCAATTCTCTTATCAAACGGCAACCCAAGTTTCTCGGCTGCACTTAACGTGGATTATGAAGATGTACCTGTTAATGCGAGTCTGACCTTCAGTCCAATTACAGGTGGTCTGTGGGATACTGCGGTATGGGATACTGGATTATGGGGTGGAGATTTAGCAGTTATTCGAGACTGGCAGACTTTAGTCGCAGTCGGAACTGCTGCTGCACTAAGGCTTCAATCTCAGTCAGGTGGTAATCCTAGTGAACTGAGATGGGAAGCAACAGATTTTCTGTATGAGGTAGGCGATGTATTATAAGGTAACTTACTTTGATTATTACTCAACCGAAAGAGAAAATTGCAGATTTCGTATCGGAGCAGACAGATAATACTCATTTCCCTTTTGAGAATTATAGTTGTATAGGATTGCTCGATAAGAATGGCGAACTGATAGCGGGAGTGCTATATAACCATTTTTCAGGAGAAAATATCTGCGCTCACATAGCTGGAAAAGAAGGGAAGAGATGGCTTAATAAAGAGTTTCTACACGCTATGTTTGATTATCCATTTAATCAACTTGGTGTACAAAGAATTACAGGTCTTGTTCCTAAGTCAAATAAGGATGCAAGAAAATTTGATAAACATTTAGGGTTTAAATTAGAAGGTAATATGAGAAGAGCATTAAAAGACGATGATATGCTTGTTTATGGGATGCTTAAAGGAGAATGTAAGTGGTTAAAAAGATAGCAGAATTTGTAGAGAATTATCTCTCAAGATTAGGTTTAATAATATATTTTTCAAAACCTAGTCCACCACCAGCGCCAGACTATCGAGGTGCTGCTGTGGCTCAAGGACAAGCAAATATTGATGCTGCACGAGCTACTGCTAAATTAGGTAATCCTAGTTTTATTAATCCTCTAGGCAGAAGAGATGTTGATTTTAGACCAGGCGATGAAGTATTTATAACCGATACTTTAACTCCGCTTGGACAAACAAGACTTGATCAAGAACAACGAATCGGCACTCAGCTTGGCGGTATTGCCGAACAGGGATTAACTGAGGTT